CAATAATTTTGTGCTGTCTGTTTTGCTTATCGATAAAAACCAAGCTTGATCCCTTACATTGTAAACATATTTAAAACTATACACTTTATTGTCTAGCACGATGTCAGTAGTGAATGCAGTTGAATTTTTTATGGTTGGGAGCACTAACATTTAACTAGCTCCCAAACAACCCTATAAAAAGTGCGCTAGATTCTTTTTGCACTTTTGCTGTAGGTGTTTTTGTTGGCTGCTTACCACTATCCGTAGTGCTTTGAATTTGGTCCGAACTGCTTTCATGCACATTGAGTAAATCGCTAGGCCGCAATTCAAATATGTGGGAGATCGCAACGATTAGCTTTTGCAACTGCATACTAAACCTTAATGCTTTACCCGTAGTTGGGTTGCGTAGCGGCGTAAACGAAGTTATCACCATGTTATTATAGCAAGTTAGACCAGAAACGACAGTAACTACAGTGTGGTTTTCTTTTAGTTGTTTTATAAAATCAAAAGCATTTTTAGATCTGGCAGTTGAGCCAAAACCACGTTCAATAATGTCTTGCACCCCAGACAAAATCTTAACTTTAGAATCACTTATAATTCCTTCTAAAAATAATGTATCAGGATTATCTATAACATGGTCATTAATTAACGAGCCTGCTTCAATGGGGTTTGTTGTCAGCTGCGAAGTAAATGAAGGACGCTCACTTAAAGTAACGTCGAAAAATAGTTCTCTGGTAACACTACGAAGAAAAGTATTGTTCTCTTCAAACTGAGTAAACAATAAAGACAAATTAGCCATTAGTCTAATGCCGGTTCGTCGTTTTGTATGCCGAGCAATTCAGTTTGCAAAGCTTCTTTGACCTCAACGGCAATGTTTTTAGCTTGCTCTTGCGGGGTTCCTTCGGGCAAATTGACAGTTACTGGCGCAGTCACTTGGATGGTGGTTATTCTTGATCCTGGCAAAATTGCAGGGGCAGGGCCAGTGCCAGCTATCCTAAGCGCACGAGCTAGGTCTTCGCCTTGAAGTTTAGGCCTTGCAGGTGCAGAAGTTTTTTCTTCTCCAAATAAAAAATCTTTTATTATGTTTCCTGCTCTTGCACTTCTTTCAATCGCAAAACTAGCATCTACAACAATGTCATCAAAAAGCTTACTTTTCTCCCTTAAATTTGCTACTGCTTTATTAAATACGCTAGGTATGCTGGCAATTAACTCTATAAAAAAACTTACTAAATCAATGAGCGGTTGAAGCTCTTTTTTAATTTGATTAGCCAATATTTCAAACTGTTTTACCATTAAACCTATTACAGAATTACCGCCTTTACTAAAAACAATAAAATCATCAGCAAGCAATGCGATAGCTGCAATGATGGCAAAAATAATTAGTGGAATGGTTAATAATCCGACATTCGCAAACCCAGCAGCAATGGCCAATGACTTAAAAGCCAAAGCAGCGGTGCCAAGTATAAGCACAAGCGGGCCTATGCCAGCAACCACCCCAAGCACTACAGTTCCAAACCTTAAAATGTTGGGGTTTAAAGAAGATAATTTTCTGACTAGTGCGGTAATTTTTTTCACCGCAGAAGTAACAAATGCCAATAATCCAGATTTTGCAATTGCAATAGACAACCCTTCCATTGCACTTTTCAAAGATATCCACGCGCCAGTAAGCCCGCGCAATTGCTTGTCCGCAACTTCTTTAGCGGTCCCGCCAGCACCGCGCAACTTAGTTATGAAATCTCTTAAACTTTCATTGCCCTGCGAGATTAAAACTTCCATGGCAGGGCCTGCGCGTAATCCGAATATTTCCATTATTTCAGTAGTGCTGGCACCAGATTTTTCTAAATCAAACATTATATCAACCAAATTTCTAATGCCCCCCGAACCATCATCAGTTTTTACTTTTAGAGTACTTAAAATTTTTGCAGCTTTTGCGCTTGGCAAAGCTAATCTAGTTAACGAATTTCTTAAAGCTGTTCCTGATAATGATGCTTGTATACCGGCATTCCCCATTAAACCTAAAATCGCGGTAGTTTCTTGGATGTCTAGGCCAAATCCTTTTGCGATCGGGCCAGCTAATTTCATGGATTGGCCTAATTGAGATAGATCGGTATTAGAGCTTATAAACGTTTTTGCTAAAACATCCACAGCAATACCCAACTCATTCGATTCAATGCCCATCCCCGACATGACGTTAGTAACTAGGTCGGCTGTTTCCGCTAGGCCAATGTTTGCAGCGGCAGCTAAATTTAAAGCGTCTGGCATAGCATTAAAAATTTGTTGCGAATTTAAGCCAGCTTGTGCCATAAACCCCATGGCATCGGCGGCTTGTGTGGCGGAAAATTTTGTGGACGACCCGAGCATTAGTGCTTGTTTTTCTAAATCTTGCAAACTAGTGCCAACAATAGTTGTTAGAGCATCAACGCGGTTCATCCCCGCTTCAAAATTCGCAGCAGCTTTTAACGACAAAATCCCCAACCCAACAATAGGTGCGGTAATCGCCAAACTCATTCGCCCGCCAAAAGCTTGGGCACCTCTTGCAACTTGCTCGATGTTTCTGCCGACTCCGTCAACTCTGCCGCGCAGCCTCCCTATTCGTTGGTCAAACCGCTCAATAGCGGCAAGGTCAACTCGAAACCCCCAAGTTGTTACAAGTTCGCGAATAGTTGCCAATTATTTTTTACTCCTTTTAGGTTTAGGCTGCATTAACTCTTGTATATCTAGCAAATCATGCATATCTGCCATATCATCAATTGTCCATGAGCGTTCAATTTCTTCTTTGGTCGCTTTATCTGCAAAAACTATTCTCCAAATATACCAAGGGGAACTCAGCTGTTCAAGATATTTTTGGTATCTTGCGGCGGGTTTACTTGCGCCAGCACTTGCCGGAACCCGCCTTCGCCTAAAAAATCTTCGTAATTAACCTCAATCACAAAAAGCAATACTTTAAACATCGACAACAGTTTACCTTGAAAAATTAAATCAAACGAATTGTCGTTAAGGTCTTGCCCATCAATTGTAGTAGAAGATAACAACTTTTTTATAAACGCCAAATTAGTGTCTGGATTTAGTTTACCCATCAACGAGCTCATTGCCAGTTGCAGCCCCGCAGAGTCGGTATCTAAGACACTTTTAATGCTGCCGTCTCTAGCGGTAGACCCGAGCAAAGAAGCAAGCCCAGGGCCAAATAATTGCACTAGTTCGACAAATATTTTAAATGAAGCAGAGCCAGTAAATTTGTTGGATCTGCAAGAAAAACTATCAATGGTTTTTTCTTTAAATTTATTTTCCACAAAAATTTCCTCTCAAGCAAATTGTTTTTTAAACTTAATTCCCCCCCACAAAAAATTCCATTTTCGCCATATCCAACACCCATTCCCTATCCGTGATCTCATCACTAAATTCAACCGCAGGCAACTTCCTTACCCATCCTTCGCCACTAAACAAAATAGTTGTGCCGCCACTATCTTTAATGATCACGGGGAAAATGCTTGAAGCTGTCAACTCATCCGCAATCGCTAACGAACTAAGCACGTCATTCGACGCGCTGTATTGCGCGAGAGTCAAAGTAACCTCGCCAGATTTGTTAGCGCTTTGAGTTCGGCCCACTTCTCCATCAGCACCAACATGTTTTGTAAACGCATCGTCTTCGCGCTCAGCGCCTACAAAAGTGCCTTCAGCAAACCCGCTCATTACATTCCCGGCTATAATGACTTGGATTTTGCTAGGGGAATATGTTTTTACAGTCATACTAAAGCTCCTTAACTAAACTACAATGTTACAACCCCAGCAACACCAGTATGGTGTACCGCGCCCTGTAAAGTTGCTGTAAAAATAACGTTGTTTAATGTTCTAACGGCCTTATCCGCAGCAAGAACATTGGCAACTAAAGGCAAAATAACATTAGGTGCAGGGTCCTCAGTGTATAGCCCAACGTCAACCCCAACCGCCAACACTGTTTTAATTTCAGCTTCAATAATGGTTAGCCCGGCATCGGTGAAAGGTATTTTGGGTAAGTTAACTTTTCGTGAAAAAATCGCCGCAATTATTTCCGATTCGGTCCAATCAATGCCGCGAATAATGTCGATGAACTCCCCAGAACCTACCCAACCTTCAAAAAGAATATTAACCCCCCCATTTTTTTCGTACGTGCTTGCATTTTTATCGTGCGCATTTTTGCTTTGGGTAGTGGTGAGGTTATCGGGGATAATCCCAGCCAATACTTTAAAAGCCATTGTACTAGACCCTGGATCAGTCGGTAACTGCTTACCGAACCATGCCGCATCAGGAAATGCTGCTAAGTCCCCAAAATATGGGGCGGCAGTGCGATCATACGCAGCCGCTTTTATTTTAGCAGAGATGCTGATTGTATCTGCCGCATCTGTTAAATTTATTATGTTGGCATCATTGGATGGAGCGACAAATAATTTCTTATTTGATTCTACCCAAGCTGCAAGCGATTCAACTTCAGCTTGCACGCGTAAAGTTTCGACAATGCCGTACCAATCATTGTCCACTATTTTGATAGCAGCGGCGGCCACTTCTGGCGTTTCAGCGGCAACCAAAGTTCCCGCCGTCAACGTTGCGCCTAATGTTGCAGTAAGCTTAGCACTATACAGCGACCCAGCTGGGTTGCTCGACAATGTAATGCTTGTGGTGTCGTCTGTTGCGGAAACAGGTAAGCCGCTAGCGCCAGGGATTAGTGCTTGGAGCCCTGCTGTGATTTCTGCAACTGTCGCGGTTGCATCAGCGGTATATTGAAAAGTTGTTAGTGCACCTGTCGCAGAGTTTATGGTGATTGTGTAAACGGCATTGTTAACAGCAACTGGGGTGATGACAACATCGTTTGCGTGTCTAGTGCCTATTGCAACTTTTTCAGGGCGTGGATTTTGTGCCAATGCTGCATTAACAGCTATGTACTCAGGATCAGTAGACGAAAACCCTTCTGTTAAAACAGCGTCTGGCGAAGTAAAATATTTAATCCGTTCATGGAAAACTTTATGCACACCCAACACCATAAGCACGCCAAAGCTTGCGCGCTCTACAGCTTTCGTTTGACGCGTAATTGCTACAGTAATGATAGGACTATGTGCCATTTTGCTTTAACTCCTTAACTAATATTTATGCTCTCATCCAAAACTGTATTGTTTTCTTGGTCTTTAATATCGTAATCAACATTAATCGTTTCAATTACATCTACCGAATCAGTTTCAATTGACCCAACTGCAAACCTTATCTCAAAGGCCCCTCTTCTTTCAAATCTAGTCTCTAATTTGGTTGTTATGTCGTTGATCGCGGTAGAGCTAAGCACTGAAATATCGTTGGCACCCAACAACTCAGTAGTGGCGGATTTTCTTAATGATGTTTTAAGTTGATCTAAAACACCTAATGCATCAGTGCCAAAAGATTGAAATTCGGTTACAAATATTCTTGGGCCTTTAATTGTTTTGTTGTCATTAGCATCAGGGCCACTCTCATCATCATACCCGCTGGTTTGGACGCTATTAACTTTCAAAGTGACGAAAGGCAAATTTGGCCTAGGGGGCGCAGTTTTAGCATTTGTTATTTGCTCACTTACAATGACAACCACATTAGATAAAGCGGCTTCAGCCCATAATTGTATTGAATTTTCAAAAGCAAGTTGCGCAATCATTGAGGCGCACTCACTTTGACTAAAATAACTTTCATGTGGCTGCTCGAATTTACACTATGCGAGTGTATAGTATGCACCTCAAATCTGAACCCACCTATATCGATTTGATCAGCTGCAATTTTATTTGGTTGGTCAACAGTTTTGAGCGCGCCATCAGTATAAAATTTTCGCATTTCTTTTTTACGCTCACCTTCTGGCATCAATAAAAGTTGAGCATTTAATTCACTGCCAATAAGGGGTTGCGAAGTGCCTTTTACGGTGAATGAGGTTTCGGGCGCCTCCACCCATCGACCGCTTACATAGCCCCCAGCAGTTCTGCGATACACCGTAAATTCTTCTTTAAAAATATTTGGGATTTGTATGGTCACTTAAGCCTAACCCTAAAATCGGCGCGATTTTTCATCGTGCCCGTTTCAATAAGTGGGTTATCAAAACCTTTTGCGTCTTTTGTTGCTGGCGCATTGGGAGGCGCTCTGACATTTGTTATCTCTTGTTTTATGTCAGACACCATAAGTGCTCCTATTGCGCGTAAAACTTTCAAACTACCCAGCCTTTGCCCTACGAGTTGCAGCATTAATTCTTTAGATACTCGTTTATATTTGGCAATATTTTTGTCGAAAGCAGGGCGCATAAAAGGCCACGTAGGTGTAACCCCATCCCTTAACCTAAACTCATTAAACGTTGCTACCTCCGCCAACGTTATTGTGGGGTCGTCACTTTGCACACCACGAAAATATCCAGCGTCTATAGACGCATTTTCAAGCGAATTCATTTCACGTAGTATTTTTTTCATCCCTTTGTCTTTATCTCTCGTTTTTCTAGCCACTGAAATTACTCTTCATGTAATTCTTTTTAACTTTCCCAGCTTTACGGGCTCTTAAAATTTTGGCTTTTTGGTTTTTACTTTTACTCGCAACAATGTACGGGCCGCGAGTTCCTTCGACTCTAATCCAACCCCACCGGATTAAATTTTTATTAGTGCACGCTTCTGGGATTTCGCTGCCACAATCATAATGATTCCCGCAAAGGCTTAAGCCATCGCTTTTAGCGCAAAAATATTTCATATCATTCTTCTCCAAGGCCTTAGTTTTGCCAAAATGCTTGCAGGAACGCCCAACAAACTTCCGTTGCTTGGGATTTCATCGCCGAATGAAATGGTGTAGTCCCCGATTTTAATTTGTTTAGTGTTGGCAGGTAAATTGTCTTTAAGTTGCGCGTACCAAATCCTAACCAAATCAACACAAGCTTGTTGGATAACACCTGGCAAATTTACAACGCCCGAAACAAAACTAGGCAGCACATAACCACCAAAATAATCAACTTTAAACCTTGGCAATGACGATCTAGCTAATGGGTGCACTTCAATCCCTCGCCCAAAAGACAAACTAGACTCCCACCCCTTTTCCCTAAACAACAACCCTGATTCCTCATCCTCGATAATAAAATCCGTAAAAACCGTCCCATTTAGCGCAACACTATCTACGCTGTCTATAGGCGTCAAAGTTAGTTGCAGCCAATTGCCGTTATACCCTGGGACTAGCTCGCTCCATTGCTCGCGTGCAAATTGCCTGTCAGTGTAGCTGGTAATAAAAGAACTGGCCGCGTCTATCAACTGGTCAAATATCTCATCATCAACCCCGACAGCAAAATTTAATTGTGTTTGCACAATTTCTTTAGTTGTAAGATTTGTTGAGCTAGCAGCTTGTAAAATAGTTTTTGACATATAAATTAAACTCTCTACTCGCCCAAAAACTTATTTTTATTGCTGTTCTTTTTACTATTGCGCTTCTTACCTTTTTTAGTTTGCTCGCCAATCGACATTTTATCAAAAGGGGAACGATAAAGCTTTGCGCGTTTAGCTCGAACAAGTGCATCCGCATGTTGCTGCTTAAACCCTGCAACTTCCCCTACATTATATGGGGAATATTTTCCAATAAACTCAACTATAACTATGCCGTCATCGTCGCCCATACCGCCTCCACACTTAAATAAATTTTAGTTAATTAAAGCCGCATTAAATTTAATTTAGTGGCCTTTCATGTTCACCAGCAAAAGTAAAACTCGCCATAACGTCAGCAGTATCTGTGGCACTTGCCGACATGGTGATAGTTATCAACGAGCGAACATATTGCTTCGCAGCACTTAAATTAAAATCGCCCTCAACTTGCCCATTCGGGTCGCCGCCTTCCAGTGCGGCTATAGCAATAGTAGTAGCAGCTTTGTAATTGGCCCACCCTGTTGAGCCGTCCGCTGAATCTTGTAATTGGATAGTGACGCTCGCTGTTTCCGTAGATGCAAGCGCGGCTGACACCAGCACACTAACTACACACGATAAATAATTAAGTCGATTCACGCTTCGGCCATTTTGAGCAACGCCATCAGCGCCGCCACCAGCAGTAACTTGCAAATAATTGAACGCTAAAACATTCTTAATGTACGCGCCGATATTCCGCGACTGTGCGATATTCATTATTTAATCTCCAAAAATAAAAACATCTTTGCCCACTAATTTAAATCAACTAAATCCATTTAACGGCTGTGAGGATAGCCACCGATGCATCGTGCCGCATTCCAAAATCATGCTCAGTAATTGCCCTAATAACTGTTTGGTCTCTGCTGTAAGAAGAAACCAAACTGCCCCCGCTAACATATGAAGCTTCGGTAGAAGCGTCAATTTTCATGCTCATCCCCTCACCTATTATCGCATCAGCCATGTCCACAAAATAAATCTCTGACTCATCGTTGCCGCCGCCTAAATTTTTAGGAATTTGCGTAGTTACCGCAAAAGGAAACCCCCACAAAACACCGCGCAGCATTTCTTCACGGTAAGCAAAATTACCGTTGCCATCACGAATAGTCATAAGAAATTGTTTGGTGCGAGGGGCAAACAACCAAGCCGGGCGGAGCATCTTAACATTGGCTTCTTCAAGAGCCAAAACCAATTTACTTAAATCCACAGTAACGTTAGTTAAATTAACGGTGCCGTTGGCAGGGATTAAATTGGCAGCGGGCGGCCAATAACGCAACCCCTTTGGAGTATCCTGTGTGCCGTCATCACGAATAAATGCAATATCCTCGCGAGCTGCAAGGCCCGCGATAATGTCGTCGCGAAGAACTGTTTCGCTTCTAGACGAGCCAAATCGAAGTAGATCGCTTGAAATAGGCACAAGTGCAACAAGTTTCTTAAACACCAACTTCAAATCGCCAAAAATTGGCTGAGCTTCTGGGATATCCACATTTTCCCCGACATAGGCTGCAATCACACCCCCAGTTATTTTCGGCATAGTTAATGACCCGTTGGGCATATCCATAATAATTGGATCCAAACGTCGCACAACAGACATAGGGCGTAATAGCTCAATAATTTCTTCGTTAAAATCAGGAGGCACAACGGCGCCCCCTGCCGCAAAATCATCTGAAGCCAATGCTTTGGTTACCGGGTCATCCTCGCCCCAGACGTTTAGCGCAAGCCTGTGCGCCTCAAAAACACGCCCCTTTGTTGCAGCAAGAGCTTTGATGTATTTAGCTAAATTAATTCCTTTGCCTTGTTTACGCGCTTCTTGCGCACCAACAACCGCTGAGCGGGTTAAATCGGTAAAAGCTTCGGCGTATGCTTTTTGCTTATTTTCAATTGCCCCAAGCTTGTCCTTCAAAACTTGCTCTAGTGTTTCTTTAATGATGCTCTGAACATCTTCCTTACTAAACGGCTTAGACATAAAACCCCCTAAATTTGTGCTTAATCCAACTTACCTAAATAACTATTTAAAATTTCCTCCGTAGAAGAAACCACCATTTCCGAAATCTCTTTTGCACTTATTTGCTGATTGTCATCGTCGTCTAGCTTAACGCCAACAGCATCTTTACTCTCAACCGACCCATTTTCACCATTAAAAAAATAATCCCCGCCCATAGTTTTCAGCACTTGCGCATCAACGAATTTAAAATCTGGGGGAAGCTCATCAAATTGCTTGTAATGCTCGGCCAAGTGCCCATAAATTTCCTTCCTATCTTTTTCGGGGGCATCCAACCCACCATACGCGCCAAGCAACTTACCCATGGCGGCTTTAACCCCGCCCCACACCAACAAATTTTCGAGCCCGGTTGCGTGGTGCGGCAGCTTGTACGAACTTTTAGAATTAGGATTTTTTGGATCCACCCAAGCGGAAATTATTTTTAGTTGATCGACGCTAGCTTTAGCTATTTCATTGTCACCATCCCACGGAGTGTCTTTGGAAGCTTTCGGGGTGCCGCCACTGTGCGCCAAATTATAAG